TGCCATGCGACTCGGGGTTCTCAAGCCTTACTATCATAGAGCAAAAGCTCAAGGATGGCACAGGTCAAGACCAAACAGAGGAACTTTCAACCGTTGGAAGAATGCTCACTACGCAAGAAGAAAGCTCGACTCAGAAGTCAGCTGGGATATGCCACAGTGGGTCTCTGCTTGTAAGAAATTAAAGTCTGACATTTCAGCCTTGAAGGTGGAAACTATTCCATTACTTCAATGTCCAAATACATTTTCAACACTAGCTAATAGTCCTGGATTGGACCCTGTCACTCACAGGAAAGAATTTAGATCTAAAGCTGATGTTCCTTGGGCTAACATCGAACTAGCGTATCAAAAACTTGGTGCTGGTCAAGTCCAAGACTTTGTCTTCTCAGTTGGATACAGGTCACACTTGGTGAAGCCTGGTGAAGATAAGGCGCGAATCATACTCGTAGCTCCGACAGAATTGTCAGTTATTGAGAAGAAGTGGGCACACCCGCTCTATTCCGCAATCAATCGCGATTCGTACCCCAAACATTGGGCTTGCGGTTTCGACTGGTTTCGTGGTGATGGCGATCATATTACTTCGATGTTTCCAGGTGAAGCAACTTCACTGGACTGGTCGCAGTTTGACTTGTCACCGCCTCGATGGATGATTCGGGACATCTTCAGAGTATTTGCTGAATCCATCAATATGGAGGAAAGTGAACTCAAAGTGTTGGATGGGATTTCAAGAATACACCAATCTTGTAAGGTTAAATGTGGCAATGAGTATTACTATATGACAGGTGGGATCAAATCTGGCTCGTCGTTTACTCATGTTTTAGGCACTTGCATCAACATCGCAATGATGTATTATGCACTTGGTACAGAAGCAAACTTTTTGTGTTTTGGCGATGATACGATCACCGACCGAAGACCAATCAAGCGCCTAGCAGACTGGATCAAACACCATTCGACATTCACAGTGAATGTTAGTAAGTCGGCTAAAGGACTCCACTGGCTCGGACTCAAAATGCAGGACGGTAAGTGGATCTTAATCAACCGCGACAAGAGAATTGCCCAGCTTTTCTTTCCTGAGAATGGGAACAATGATCCTGAAGGTTTCCGGAAGAACGTGGAAGCCCATTTAGTGCAATGTGGCCAGGACTCATTCGCATCTATACTCCTTGATTACCTCGGGGATACACGTCCCATCCAGGATGGTTCACGCGTAGTCAAAGGCTACAAATATAAGTACCTACCCGCAACAAGTAGTTGCACAACAACGACC